AGATCATCCGGGCGAGGAGGAAGGCGTTACCCCCGAGTTCGTCAAGGTACGTGACTTCGCGTACGCCCAAACGCCTCCCTCCCTTCCTCCGCCTACCGTCACTCTGACTTGTCCCGAGGGAACCCTCAAGGTTCTCGCTGTCGGCGACTATAGAGATGATTGGCTAGAAGTTCTAAGAAGGATGGAGCAAGACAACTCGCCCCCCCGACCTCCCCCCGACCCCCCTCTCCGCCTCTCCGCGCCTCTCGTCGTGCCCCCGTCGCTCCTGTCGAACCCCCTGCGCCCCGTCCCGTTCGTCCACGCTGCCCGTGTCTGGTCCCAACGCCGTGCTCAGCTAGAGCAAGTATCAACGGCATTCCAGATGGGGAAAGTCTCCGAGGACCAACTCGACGCTTCGATAGCTGTCGCGCAGGAGGCTACGGATGCCGTCTTCGGTGCGTTCGCGTCGGCTCTCGGCTTTGACCCCGGCCCGTCTCCCGTCTTCTCCAAGTCTGTGGCTGACTCCGCTCTCCAGGCTGCGATTGGTTCCGTCGGAACGAAGGGTACCGGTATCTTCCGCGCCGACTTCGGGTCCCTGCACGTTGAGCTCGACTTCTCCGACCCCGCCCAGGCTTCCGCCGCCTTCTCGCTGTACATGGCGAGGAAAGGCTTTACGGTTCCCGACGTGAGGAAGGTTAAGGTCGCTCTGGCTGCTCAGCTCTCGCGCCTGACGGACCCGACGCTCATTCCCGAGCTGACAGGACCTCAAGCTCGGACGAAGGCTGACATGCTGGAAGTGCTCGACGCGCTGATCCTCGCCTGGTGTCACCGGTCTCCCCCGAACGTCGCCCGAGCGAACGCCCCGCTTCCGAATTGCGGGAAGGGCTGCCTCGAGAAGTCAAGACGGCTAGGCGGGAAGCGGGCTGCGCTGTTCGAGGACCCGAACCCAGCATTCGAGCACTTGGTCGGCGACGGAGCTCCAGAGGGAGAGGTCTTGCCTACGATGGCCGAGGTGATCCTGTCCGGAGGGAAGCTTCGCGGTATCTCGAAGACGTCAGTACGGGCGTCACGGTACGCGTGGATGAACCGATGGCTGTTCAGCTTCGTCCGGTCGTGCAAGTGGGCGGTGGCGGGTCGGTCGGTGGCAGACTGGGCGGCGGAGGCTCCTCTCGGGTGGATGGACGGCGTGTGGGTCTCGGGTGATCTCGCGGCGGCGACGGACAACCTCAGTTCGGACTTCATGGAGCTGGTGGTGAGGCGCGTCGCAGCGCTCGCATACCCCGGCGACGAAGTGGCGGAACGTGAGATGCTCCAGTCTTCGTGCAAGGCCCAGTTCGGCGAGTCCCAGGGCATTCCCGGCATCGAGGACCTCCGCTACGTCGGCTCCCAGGTTCGCGGACAGTTGATGGCCAGCGACTTCTCGTTCCCGGTTCTCTGTCTGATCGGTTTCTTGATCGGCATCTCCTCCCACGGCGATTTGGATAGATATACGGCAATTGCTAGGAAATCTAATCCAAGTGGCGAGAATGATGCTCTTCTTGAAGCTGTTCAGAACGAGTCCAGGTTCGGAGTCAACGGCGACGACTTCGTGACGAAGGGGCAGGAGGGGGTAATCGAGCGGGCGTGGGTCGAGTCGGTGGCTGCCACGAGTGGAGTTCCAGAACCGTCGAAGTCGCCTTGTGACGCGCGCTTCTTCACGATCAACTCCGAACTCTGGAGGGAAGATGTCGGCCGTCTTACCCGGGTCCACGTACTCCTCCCCGTGATGCTCGCGTCAGTCCTCGCCGGAGAGTCACGCCCCGCAGATCAGAAGTGGGTAGCCGAGTTCATGCTACCGTGCGCTCCCCCCGGGTCCGATGCGTTCAGGATGCTCGCGCTCGACCTCGTCCTTCTCCCGGATGTCCCACGGTGCCTCGGTGGTCTCGGTCTCTTGCCCCCGTTCGGTGCCTATGCTGTCGAGAGGTGCGCCTACGGATTCGCTCGTGCTCCTATGGAGGCCTCGATGCTGGCGCGTGTCCCCAAGGCGCTTCTGGCTCGGCAGGTCGTCGGAGGTCTGGCAGGCGGAGGGTTCTTCCGATCTGGCAAGCTGGAGGAGTCTCGTCCCGTCGGAGCCGCGGTCACTGGGTGGTTCGTCAAGGAGGAGCTCTCGACCGTGATCCAGGCGCGTCATTCGATCCGGAGGTACGCAGAGTGGTCCGTGACTGCCCCTGAGGAACGGTTCGACGCTTTCCGGTACTGCCGCACTCTGAGCCGTACGCTGAGCCGAGACGACATCGCATCCGCCTACCTGTTCGAGGCTCAAGGGCTCAAGTTCGCGACCTTCCAAGCGTTCGAGGGTGACTGTGCGGTGATCGCGCCCAAGGTGACCCGCGTCCTCTCTACTGCTCTCGCGCCCCTGGCGAAGAAGAAGTTGGACGCTGCGGTAACGGCTGCGAGGTTGAGGAACGGGGTCTCTTCCGGACGGTGCGCCAAGGTGGTGTCGACAAGTGCGGGTTTCCTGACGGGAGACTTCGTACCCGCCAACGGTCGGCGCGCTCTGTCCTGGGTCGAGCTGGTGGAGATCATCCGGGCGAGGAGGAAGGCGGAGGAGGAAGAGGAGGAGGAGGAATTGCGGAAGTGTAAGGAGCGTGATTCGTACCCCGAAAGGGGTTAGTCATTCGTTAATGAGAGTGGACCTTGCCTATGGCAGAGGGCAGTGAAGGGAGCGTGGCGTTGTCTTGTCGTGAGAGTTCGTAATGGCGTTAGCGCGTCGTTATGGCATACCTGGCATGATGAAATGTACACCCTGAGCCCGAGTTGTAGGTCGGTGAGCCTCGATTGTTCTTTTTCCATTATATCTCCTGTCGCAGTGGGCTGACAGGCTAATGGGGGATCGTTGAACCGCGATCTCCTTTTATTTTTTCGACCGAAA